CAGAACGAGGATGGCCTGTATCTCAATAAGAACGGCGAGATAAGCAAGCGCCAGCCACCTCCGCCGTTCGTGCGCGAGATAGTGCTGCGCAGCAAGGCCGAGCAGCGGAAGCAACTGGACCGCATTGCCGACGAAGTAATGTGGATGAACGCGGTACGCGATGGCACGCTGCCCGTCATAAAGACACCGACGAAGGATTGTCCGCGCTGCCCGTTCTGGCTGCCATGTCAGCTAGACGAGCGCAGTAACTACGCCGAGGCAGAATCGGTGCTGCACTCCGATTACATCCAGATAGACCCATATGAAGATACGAGGAAGTCAGCATGACAACGACGACAATCTACCTGGCCGCTAGCTTCAATCAGCAGGAGAGAATGCGCGCGTTCCGTGATGTGCTGCAATCATTCAACGGCATTGCGGTCACTTCTCGGTGGATAGACGTGCACGGCGAGACGTCAATGCAGGACAGGGAAATACGGGCCGAGCCCGATAAGGCAGAATATTACGGCCAGGAAGACCTGGACGACATCGACCGTGCCGATATCTTCATCATGTTCTCGGATACGTCTAGCACTAGCGGCGGCAGGCACACTGAGCTAGGATATGCCCTAGCCCGCGAAAAGGTCATCTTTATCGCAGGTCCGCGCGAGAACGTGTTCCAGGCACTGAGTCAGGTAATGCACTTCGACACGCAGGAAGAAATCGTGACATACATGTTCGGCACGATAAGCATCAGCTAGGAGCAATGATGAAGTCATCGGTACTATTCCCGCGGCGTGATGGCCGAACAGGGCATCGCATCTCTGACCACGCGGAATACCGTCCTATCCGGACACGAGACCTGCCGCTGCCCGCGAAGGTCGCCGAATATCCGTGCCGCTGGCTGGCGCGATACTGCGCGCGACACGCCGTTCAGTGGGAGGAGCGAGTCTTATGCCGCCAGCACGCAGCCGACCGCGCCCTACCCGCGGCGTCCGACCTACCCGCGGCGTAAGCAGACCTAAGCCTGCCCGCAAGAACCCGATGGCCATTGACGAATCGCCGGTGACCATCGTCGTAGAAGATATACAGAAGTTCAATCCCTCGGTGAATGTCCTCATCAACGGCGAGCTCGGTGTCGGCAAGACAGTGCTTGCCGGAGGCCTCTCAGCGCTGGCAGGTGCGCGCGTAGTGTTCTGCTCCACCGAGGAAGAGGGCATCGTGTCGGCTAAGCGCGCGGGCAGCACGGCCAGGCTCATCCGCGCGCCATCGTGGGAGCACGCTGTCTCGGGCCTGAATTGGGGCAAAGCCAATCTGGGCGTGAATGACTGGATGATATTCGACTCCGGAACGCGGATGCATTACCTTTACATGCGCTGGGTCATGCAGAAGGTCAAGGACGTCAATCCCGAGCGGGACATAGACACACCAGGGCTAGACAACCATCAGAAGCTCCAGAACGGATTCATGCGATGGTATGACGAAATCGTCGCAGCGCCATTCAATTCCGTGATGATCACATCGCCGATGATCATTGAAGGAAAGGACGGAGAGGAAAAGGTAATCCCCGGCTTCTTCGACAGCAAGGGCAAAGTTTCACGGCACGTCAGCGCGCAGGCAAGCGTTATACTGTATTACGACGTGCAGCGCGACGACGAGCTCGGCAAGATAATCCGCAGGGTTTACGCGCAGCCATGGCCGCCGTACCTAGCCAAGGACCGTTATTCAGCGCTCGGCCCCGGTCAGCGAATAGAGGAGGAGGATTTCTTCGTCATGGCCGACATGGTCGAGAGAATCTACAAAGCACGAGGCGAGGTAATAGATGGAAATCCTCGTCGACCCCGACGGGCAGCCCGCTGAATGGTTGCGCCTGCACCTCGGCAAGCGCCATCCAGGCGTGCGCTTTCAGACGAGAGGGGAGCACGTAGCTAATCACCGTTTGTTCCAGCAATTCCTAGACCATACGCACGAAACAGAAAAGGCGGAAAGCCATCATGGCGAAGCTGAGAAAAGACGAGGTCGCCGACATCGACGTCCAGGACCTGGATGACGCCGAATACAGCGAAGATGACCTCGACAGTTATTCCGGGCGCGTCCCGGATGCGAACACCGAGCTGACGGGCTACGTTGCCCGCATGTTCTGGTGCCGCACGCAGGAGAAGGACGACGGCTCGGGACTTGACCCCATGCTCAAGGTCCTCTGGATCGCCGGCGACAACGAGGGCGAGCTGGAGGAATACAACGGGCTGCCCGTTGTCGAGAACCTCGTGCTCGTCAAGTCCACGAAGTTCCGCTGGGCACCGTTCTTCCGCGTCTTCGGCATCGAGCTGAAAGACATCAAGAACGCTACCTATGTCGGCGACGAGGACGACGAGCGCTGGCACGGTGCGCCCATTGAGCGCATCGGCACGTTCCGGCCCGGAGAGGACCAGGATGGTGCCTGGTCGAGGCTGATCACTGACAAGGAGTACTTCGGCGAGAAGTGGCGCGCTCGGGTGAAGAAGTTCCTGCCGTGGGAAGAAGTGGACGGCGACGGCTCTGGACCGGACGACGAGGCCGACGACGAGGCCGGTGACGAGGAGTACGACGACACCGAGGCCGAGGAAGGCGACGAGGAGTACGACGACGAGGAAGGCGACGAGGAGGAAGCCGAGCCTGAGCCGCCAGCCCGCGGCAGGCGCGCGGCTGCCAGGCCAGCACCAGCCCGCGCAGGCACGCGCACAGCGGCCAAGCCTGCCACGGCCAGGCCAGCACGCGCGGCCAGGGCTGCCAAGCCCGCAGCGGCAGCCACATCGTCTCGGGGTCGTCGTCCTGCGGCTGCCAGCAAGCCCGCGGCCACCGGGCGGGGTCGCAAGCCTGCCGACAACGAGCCGCCGTTCTAGACGATGGCTCGCGACGTAGCTACGCTGGATGGGCTGCTCGCGGAAATCCGCAACCTGAACACCGACAAGGGCTGGCGTGCCAACTTCACCGAAGGCGCGCCAGCCCCGCGCTCGGGACCGTGGTTCGCGGCTTACTGCGCGCTAGCTGCCAGCGAGATATCCGAGGCACTGGACGCCTACCGAATCAAGCAGTGGTCGGAGACTAGATTCCCGACACTTGCCGAAGACGAGGCAGACACGCCAGGCAAGCCGATCGGCGTAGGTCCTGAACTGGCCGACGCCCTGATTCGCATTCTGGATATGGCAGATATCTGGGATGTGGATATTAAGTACGAGCTAGCCCGCGTCCTGGATTACGGCTGGACGCGGCCATATCAGCACGGAGGAAAGACGCTGTGAACCTGAATCCGAACGGTGCTTCCGACACGGAAGTCGACCTGACGAAGGAAGGCGACACGGAAATGAACCGCGGCGTATTCCAGCCGTTCCGCACCTGGCCGATGATGGGCAGGTAGGAAATGGAACGCCGCGTCGTAGTTCTAGGATGCGGTCCGGCAGGGCTGGCCGCGGCAAGTGCCGCGGTCAGCTCTGGCTGTGAGGCCATCATCATCTCGAACACGAATAAGCCGAGCCCTATTCTGGGCTGCCAGTACCTTCACGCGCCTGTTCCGGGCTACACTGATGCATCACGCGTACATGTCTCCTATCGCCTCGTGGGCACACCCGAGCAGTACCGGAGCAAGGTGTACGGCGATGCCTGGCAGGGTACCGTCAGCCCTGAAGATTTCGTCGGCGAGCACGACGCCTGGGATATCCGCGAGACATATCAGCGAATGTGGCGTGATCTATTCTTCACTGGCCGATCCGGGATTATCTCGCATGACATCAGGCACGGCCAGATCTCGTTCATAGACAAGCTCAATCCCGACCTGATCGTATCCACCATTCCTGTCAAGGCACTATGCGAGAAACTGAATCACCAGTTCCTCGGCCATATAATCTACGCGAACGGCAGCGCAGCACCGTTCTTCACGGGCGACAACGATATCATCTGCGACGGCACTCCCGAGCGCACGTGGTACCGCATATCCAACGTGTTCGGATACCGCACGACTGAATGGGCAACCAAGCCCCGTTCCTCGGCAGATGTCAAGCCGGTACTGAAGCCGCTGTGGACAGACTGCGATTGTCATCCCGAGGTGCTGCGCGTCGGTCGTTACGGTGCCTGGGAAAAGAAGCGACTGGTGCACGAGGTCTATCCGGCAGTGCTGGCAGCTCTGAAATTAGATGGTACTGGTGGCTCCTCATCGGCATCGGCATCTGGTTCGCGGTGTCTATCCCGCTCGGTATCCTCGTAGGGAAATGGATAGCTGCCGGACGCCCTGAGCATGAAAGGGACAATTATGGGAACTGAAGAACAGATGTTCACGGTACCTGGCTCGAGGCTCCGCGAAATGGCGGCATGGCGTACCGGAGCGAATAAGCCCGTTGTCGCGCTGGACATAGACGGGACGATCGGCGATTACCATCGCAATTTCCTCACCTTCGCCGAGATGTGGTTCGGGCGTCCTATGCCTGACCCCGAGCAGGCACGGCACGGCACGCGGCTCTCGGAATTCATAGGCGTCCCGCACAGCAAATACCGCGAGGCGAAGCTGGCTTATCGGCAAGGCGGCTGGAAACGCTGGATGCCGTGCTATCCGTTCGCAGCAGAACTGACGCGCAATATCCGTGGTGCTGGCGCGCAGCTATGGCTGTGCACTACCCGACCGTATCTGCGCCTGGATAACGTGGACCCGGACACGCGCGAATGGCTGCGCCGCAATAGCATAGAATACGACGCCGTGATCTTCGAAGGCGTAGATGGCGAATCCAAGTACGCGGACCTCGTTTCGCAGGTAGGGCTAGAGCGTATAATAGCCGTATGCGACGACCTGCCCGAGCAGGTGGCCGACGCACAGTCCCTCGGCATCGGCACGTGCTATCTGCGTGACCAGCCGTACAATCGCGGAGTGCCCATGCCAGGATTCCGCATATGGAGCCTTGCTGAACTCTGGCAGGCAATAGAGGTCAACATAGGAATGTGGAAGGACAGAAATGACTAGTGACAATAGCAGGGTCATGCGTTTCGCAGACACCGCGATGTTTCAGGCGCAGCACGTGCCATCCGAGCCGACGGTGGATGTCGTCGACATGACATTCAGTCCGCTCAAGGTGATGGCTGCACCGTGGCTCGGGTACCGCGGCCGATTCGTGCTGCCCGCGCAGGTGACGGATGAAGAGGCCATGGCATTCGCGGCCGACGCGCTCAAGTCCAAGATTGCCGCACCGCTGGAATGGTGCCAGGTGGCGCTCCTTATTCGCGGCGTCTCCCGTGATTTCACGCATCAGATGGTGCGCCAGCGCACGGCTACCTATGTGCAGGAATCCATGCGCTTCGCCGTCAAGGATAATACCGTAGTCGAGATTCCGGTGCCATGGACCATTCAGCAAGCTGGCGGCGACATGGTAGAGCGCTGGCTACAGCACGTGCAGGGCACGGCCGAGTTCTACGACTATCTGATCGGCAACGGCATACCAGCCGAGGACGCGCGCAAAGGCCTCCTGATCGGCACTACCACGCAGATCCACTACCGCACGAATCTGCGCGACATGATCTCGCACTCGGGGCTCAGGCTGTGCAGCCAGGCGCAGTACGAATGGAAGCTGGTCTGGCGCAAGATCGTGGCAGCCCTGCTCCATTACGGACCGCCTCAGGATTACTGGCAGCAACGCGAGATCGTCAAGCTGTTCCGGCCAGTGTGCTACGCGACCGGCAAGTGCGAGTTCATGGGCGAGGCCGACCGCTGGTGCGTCATCCGCGACAGGGTAGAAGCACACCATAAGAACGGCGACCGACCGGAAACGTGGACCGACATCAATCCACACGAGCCGCTGCATCCCGAGGCAGCGCGCACCGACAATCCGAACTGGCGCTAGGAAAAGGCAATGGACGAGTACGACGACAAAATGGAATACGACGAGCAGCGGCGCGACGCTGCATTTGATTACCTGAGGAGAATAGGGCTGAAGCCCAATCCGGATGCCATCGGGCAACTGGCCGGTCCGTTCTCGGTGGCTCTGGAAATCATCTGCACGCGCGGCTATACCGATGCCGACCAGGACCCGGACGACACGCCATTCTGGCAAGCCCGCGGCTGGAAAGGAGTCGTGCACGATATCCTGGACAATGCGCTGCGCCTGAAGCACTTCTCGTGGAAGCAGAATCAGTACTACCCGAACGGTGCTCTCGACATAATCAACTTCGCTGGCTTCTATCTGCGCGCCGGTAACAAGTGCTCCAGATGGGGCGAGGCTGGCGAGCCTGGATGAAAGGCATGACGTTCGTAAATCTCCACGGCCACAGTACGTTCTCACATGGAGATGGACATCGCCTGCCTGCCGACCACGTGGCACGCGCTGCCGCGCTCGGGTATGACGCCATGGCGCTCACCGAGCACGGTGGGGTAAGTTCTCACTGGCAGCTAGAGAAGCACGCGCTAGCCGCTGGCATCAAGCCAATCTTCGGGCTGGAAGCATATACCGGCCCGGTAGGAGAGCTAGCGCAGCGGTACAAATACCACCTGACTATTCTGGCGAAGGACCAAGATGGATACCGAAATCTCAATCGCCTTGTCACCCAGTCTTGGCGAGATCATTACCAGCATCCTACAGTCAGCGGCGAAAATCTGCGAGATCATAAGGAAGGTCTCGCAGTGCTATCTGGATGTACTGGCAGCCTGCTCGCGTGCTCTCTCATCGGAGGCAAGGGCATTCCGAAGCCAGCTAGCCGAGATGGCTATGGCTGGGATGACGCCCGACTCATCATCAGCAAGTTTGCCGCTCTATTCGGGGCCGATT